AACGCCCTGTGCATTCACAGTAATCGTCTGTCTGTCCACAATTGTAAAAGGGACAGAAGGATATTGGGCGTCGTCAGGAATTCTTACTCCCCTAATATTAAAGGGATCAAGAAGTGTCTGAGCATAGGGATTAGCACCAAGAAGTTTACGAGAAACACGATTATCTTTGTTGAGAATTTTCGCAATTTCTTTTTTAACCTTCTTCTTAGGGGTTTTTTGCTTCTTTTGGTTTTTTGAGTGAACCACACTATGAGTTTTCTCATGTGTCATGTATGGGATGCCCGTGACAACGGGGACTATACATCTGGAGAAGACCAAAATAACATGTCAAGCCAGCGTGAGACCTTCAGATTATGTAATTAGGCAGCTTAGTGCTATATAATTACCTTAGAGTTTAAATCAACTCTGTGAAAATAATGGAATACCATTACTAACCTCAGAATTGAAGCCATAATCTATAATCGAGGTACTCAAGGTTGGCGAGTACAGAATATTTTGGATGCGCCGTGTAGTCTCTCGGCATTCTGTTTAGCACGGAAGTATTAAGTTAATATAGAATTAACACCGTTTTGGGCAATAACATCTCCAAACCCCATGAATAAGTTTAACGTCATTTCAGGACGAGAAAACTCTACAAGTGCTAAGCAAAGGTAGAGCGATTATCAGCGAAGAACTGACAACCACCACGTAAGAGATTTGTTTTTATTAATCTCCTCGATCCCAATACTTTCTGACTGTGAAATAGTTTCATAAACTTTTTCAAGTCCGATCGATCGAAGGTCTCTATTAGAAGAGACTTCTCATCAAGCGGACGCTTCAGCCATGGAGTGGGAGTACGAGGATGTTCATTAAGTTCATAGCCCATTATGGGGCCATACCCAGTATATAATTGGTTATGACTTAGAACATTGGCTACTAATCTGTCGTTCATAGTAATTTTGAACTTCCAGTAGGAGTCAGAAGGAGTAACGAGACCCATACCACCCAAACAAATGGGGAGGAAAAGGTTTCTTGTACGAGTCTTCAAATATTGACCGTCGACATTTTGGTATTTACCTAATGGCGAGATTATTTGACACTCCTTCAAAAGCAAATCTCTATTGAGAGATATATAGCGTTTAAGCAGCCGGGTCTGACGACCAGGTAATGCTCCGCGAATAACACGATTCCAACAGGCGGCAAAAGAACTCAAAGAATTATGTTCTTCTGCTTTATCATCGCCTTTATTTTGAACTTTGTGTTGACCAAACATAAGGCCAACGTTTAAGAAATCAATTTGAGTACACTTTAGGGTTGGCAAATACATTTTACTATCCTCATCAACTTCCATATCTTCAGTAAGAAATTCTTCACGATCTTTACGATCAAAGAAGATTTCCTTATGCTGATCGATAGGACAGTGAAATGAGGTTGAATTTGCATTTGCATAGGTATCATGATGGTAGGCTTTACCGACGGTCATATTAAGACCGACATTATTTCCTACTTCAACATGCCTATCCCAATATTCGATTGGGGCAGCATAAAGCATATCGTCGCCATTAATTAAAACGCGACCAATGATTTCTTCAAAGTTCATTCCTCTCAAATCAATAAGAGAGGAAATGGTTTCGAAATATACACCGAGATTAGCAAGGCAGAGTACTGGGAACGAAAGAATCGAACCCATAAGTTGACCACTGGTCTGACGTCCAACATATTTTGGACCTCTTCGAGTTGGATAATATAAGTCATGAGGACCAAGCACCTTAAGTGCAAGATCCTGGTCGTTATAATCTAGACCACTTATTATATATCGAAGAATTCTACCTGAATATTTCCAGGATAGATCGTCAGTCGCAGCAGAATAGTCAACAGAAAACCACTGATCATCCGGATGGTAACCATTACCATTAGGATCAATTAAATCTAAAAGATCAGTTGGACACAAAGGTCTACCTATTAATTTAAAACAAGGTAATTTTCTCATAGTACTATGCATAATTTTCTGCAAAGATTTCATCATGTAATAGGGAAGTGATTCCCCCTTGCTGATAACTCGAACCTTCATTGGTTCAAGTACAGCTTGGATACAACATTTAAGATTTCTTACGCCGCTATCTCTCTCCTCTGCAGATGCAGTTAGAAGTTCATCCCAATAATAACTAAGGGACCCATGTTCGGATTCAACATGGTTATAGAACTTCTTATTTCTAATCCAAACAATAGGAAAACATCGCATAGCAATTAATTCAGGACTTCTAATTTCTAGTCCTCGAAAATCACCACACGTCATCCCATTGGCAAAACCATTAACCCGTTCAAAAAG